TGCCACGCTTCCTGTGGTCGGCGGCGGCTTGACGAACAATGGTAACACCGCGACGAGCGGCGCTTTTATTGTGCGTCAGATTACTTTTATGAACGCGGGCGGCACTTCGCCCAACACGGCGAATGTTGCCATTTACACTTCTAGCGATGGCAATGTTTCAAACATCGTGACCGCGAACACCGTCTTGACTAACCTCACGAGCAATCTGAAGTTTCAGGATGTGACTTTTACCGGAACGGCGAACACGGCCATTTCCGCTGCTTCGGCGCAGGCGTTCTTTGTCTGCGTTAATACCGCTGGCGGTGCCAACTCGAAGGTTGATATTTCGATCTATGGGGACATCGTTAACCTGTGATTACAATTTACGTCACGAATAACGATGGGGCTGATTTCGTAGATCAGTACAACGGGGTTAGCTACACCTTGCCGACTGGCAAAACTACTGCTTTGCCAGAGGCCGTGGCTCACCACTTTTTTGGCGCCAATGAGTTGGAGTATCCCGCTAAGATTGCTCGTCTTGGTTGGGCTTTAACTTCTAATGATTACAAAAAAGGCGTCGCGCGCATTAAGAAATATGTGATGAGCGAGACGCCTCCAGTTGTTCGCAGCGATCATTCCCCGGCTGTCGAGCAAAACCCTGTCCCCGTTCCGCCAAAGCGGGCGGGGGCAGGGACGTATCCGAGAGCAGTCTAAGGGTGCCATTCTGTGACCACACTTTCGGATTACATCGTGCAAGTGCGTCGCCTATTGCACGACGTAGCGGGGAACTTTTGGACTGACCAACAGTTAACCAGCTACATCAACGCGGCCAGATTGCGGCTTGTGCGCGATAGCGGCTGTTTGCGCGAACTTCAGACTTCTGCAACTGTCGCCAATCAAGAGGTTTATGACTATTCCTCTTTGCCTATGGCGAATCGCACCCTCGATATTTTGAATATCAATGCCTATTGGGGAAATACCCGCGTTCCATTGCGGTATTTGCCGTGGACGCAATTCAACGCCAGTTTGCGGTATTGGCAGAACTATCTTGGTCAGCCGATTGCTTTTTCCAATTACGGGCAAAGCAAATTTTATCTTGGTCCGACTCCGACTGAGATTTATACGCTTGAACTGGATACCGTTATTACGCCGGAAGATTTGGTTAACGATTCCGACGTTGATGAAATTTCGGTGCGTTATCAAAGCCCGGTCGCGCTTCGCGCCGCGCACGAAGCCAAGTATCAAGAACAGAGCTACGGCGAGGCTGAGATTTTTGAGGCTCAGTATAAGCGCGAACTTATGAACGTAATTAACACTTCATTTACGCGCCGTATTCCCAACCCTTATTCGACGCCGTACTAAAATGCCGCCCGTCGAACAGGCAAAAAAATATCACATTACCAAAGCCTTTAAGGGCATCAACACCAAGGCAAATCGCACGGCCATTGATGGCGATGAGTTTTCCTGGCTCGAAAACATTCAGCCGATTGGCTTCGGTAACTTAAAAGTTATCAACGCACCAAGCGCCATTAACAACAGCGGCGGCAATGCAGTTGTTTGGTCTAATACTGTTTCTTACTTTTCGAGCGTGAGCATTAGCGGCAGCGATTATGTTTTGGCATTTCAGTCAAATGGCGCGGCCCAGGCTTACAACATCACGACACAGACGCTTTCTAACATTGCCTCTGCTGGTTTCTTTACCGGAGCTGGCGTCCGCGCGACGCAATGGAAAGACGAGCGCGCGCTGATTACTGACCCTGAAAAGGGTTATTATACATGGAACGGCAGTAATATAGTTTATATCGGCTCGATTTCCGGTGGCGGTATCGTTAGTGGCGGCAGCGGCTATACCACAACCCCAGCTATCGTTATCAGCGCCCCAAACGACGCCAATGGTGTTCAGGCTACGGCAGAAGCGACGGTCACGGCCAATGTTATTACGGCGGTGACGATCATTGAGCCTGGGAGCGGCTACAACGCCAGTCCGACCGTGACGGTGACGGGCGGCGGCGGTTCTGGCGCAAATATTGTGCTGTCTTACCTAAACTTTAACAAAGGTACGGCCTCTGCGCTGATTACCAATGGCGGCACAGGCTACAGTAACGTATCAAACCTGACGGTCACATTTGCTGGCGGCGGCGGCTCCAATGCGGCTGGCGTTGGCATTATTAGCGGCGGTCAGGTCACGCAGATCGTTATGACCAATTACGGCAGCGGCTATACAAATGCGGCCAATCTGGCCGTTACCATTGCTGGCGGCGGCGGTGCCAATGCTACGGCTGTTGGAATCGTACAAAACAACGATATTTCCGATGTCGCTTCGTTTTCTGGTCGCACTTGGATCAGTCAGGGACGCACAATTTTTTATAGTGCGCCGGATACTTACAACGATTTTATCAGCGTTGCGGCTGGTTCTTTTGTCCTTACCGATAGCACCCTGCGCGGAAACATTGATAGCCTTCTGAGTGCCAACAATTTTCTCTATATCTTTGGCGAAGATAGCATCAATGTTTTTAGCGATGTGCGCGTGGATACGAACGGCATTACGTTGTTTTCAAACACAAACGTCAGCGCCGCGATTGGTTCACGCCGCAAAGGCGGCATTTTCCCGTATTTCCGTAGCGTTCTGATTCTTAACGATTACGGCATTTACGCTCTTGTTGGCGCGACAACCGCCAAAATCAGCGACGCGCTTGACGGCGTTTTTGAAGATATTGACTTTAGTTACCCCATTACTGGCGGTCTTGTCATTATAAACAACATAATTTGCGCTGCCTTTAACGCATATTATGACGACGGTTCGGGCGTTCGCCCTGTTCAATTTGTCTTTTTTGATAAGAAATGGTTTGTCACATCTCAGGGTACTTTGACCCGCGTCGTTAGCTCGCCAATTGGCGGCACCATTAATCTTTACGGCACGACCGGCACTAACTTGGTTCAGCTTTATGCCAATGCTTCTGCCAACATTAGCACGACCGTCAGCACGGCTCTTTGGCCTTTAACTGACATGATCCGCGACAAGCAGGCGCTGAAGTTTGGAATTGAGGCGACCATTACGCAAGGCGGCGTCCTTAACGTAACCGTTGATCAAGAGAATCGCTCCAGCGCCGCCTATACGCTAACCAATGAAGTCGCTTGGGTAAACAATGTAAACCAAGAGATCAGTTGGCTTAATCTGTCTAACGCCGTAGTTACATGGACGTTCGCAGAGGGTTATAGTCTCTACAAATCGGATGCCGAACAGTACGGCAAGTATCTTGGGCTTACGGTGACTTCCAACAGCCCGTCTTTCACGATTAACACTTTTGAACTCGAATACGAGTTGCGCGCGAGGTTCTAATGCCTGTTCCTTTTACTTTTGGCAACGCGACCACCAGCATACCGCTTTCGCAGCTTGATAATAACTTTGCGACTGCGATTACGCTTGGCAACGCATCCCTGGTTCTCGGCAATACGACCAGCACGGTCGGAAATTTGACGCTGACCAATGTTACGATAAGCAGCGTTTCGACGCCGATTACCGTTGCGCAGGGTGGCACGGGATTGACATCAATTCCTCACACCGCACAAGTGTTTGCTAGTGGCTCTGGCACTTACACAACGCCAGCTAATTGCAAAGCCATCTATGTGCGCGCGGTTGGCGGCGGCGGCGGCGGCGCGGGTGCTGGCGCGACTACAGCCCCGACAGGCGGCACGGGCGGCAATACGACCTTTGCTTCCATTGTTGCTAATGGTGGCTTGGGCGGCGTTGCCAATAACGGGTCGGGCGGCGCTGGCGGCAGCGCGGGAACGGGAAGTGCTACGCTGCGCATATCTGGCGCTGCGGGCGGCGGCGGCTTCGCGTCTAGCGGCACTGGCACAAACGGTCATGGTGCATATGCTCCGTTCTTTGGCGGAGGAGCGCCTTCCGTATTCACTCAAACCGTTACCGGCGCCAGTGCCATTGTTAATACCGGCGGCGGCGGTGCTGGCGCGGGCGGTACGAGTGCTGTTTACGGTTCTGGCGGCGGTGGTGGTTCTGGCGAGTATATTGAGATTCTTATCAATAGCCCGTCAGCAACTTACTCCTACGCCGTGGCCGCAGGAGGCGCGGGCGGCATTGGCACTGGCACGGGTGCTGCTACCGGCGGTGCTGGTGGTTCCGGTGCTATTATCGTCATAGAATACTACGTTTAAGAGATAAAAATGGAACGCTATGCAATCATTGACGGCTCGGATGTAGTCAACGTCATCGACTATGAATCTCAACCAAGCAATCCCCCGCCGGGGTTTGATGCTCCGATAATTGCGGTGCAAAGCGACACGGCTGGTCCTGGCTGGAAATATGTGGACGGCGTGTTCATCGCGCCCCCAGTACCGCCGCTGACTGATTCCGAGTTGATTGCTCAGTGCAAATCCCAAGCCGCTTCGCTTCTGGCGTCAACCGACTGGTCTGAAATTGCGTCTGTTACGAACACAGCCAACAACCCTTATTTGATAAATGCTGCGGAGTTTGTAACGTACCGCTGCGCCGTGCGCGTCTACGTCGTCACGCCAGTTACCGATCCAGTCTGGCCTGTTTGTCCAATTGCGGTTTGGTCATAGGGGGATCAAATGGGTATCAATGCCTTTACGCCAAGCGGCAACACGGTAACATTTCTTGCCAATACGACTGCTCCGACTCCCGTGCAAATTCTTTCTAGCACCCTCGGCGGCAATCAATATCGCGTAATCAACACCAGCAGCACGACGCTTGTGCATCTTGGTTTCGGCGCAAATGTGGCGACGGCCAATGCCAATGCGACGATTCCCGGCGCAAACTCTGCGGCGAGTATGCCTATTCTGCCGAACACTGACGAAATTCTAAGTTTTACGCCGAATATGTATGTCACCGGCATTACGGCAAGTGGCAACGCGACGATTTACATTACCCCTGGCGACGGCTTGTGAGATAAAAAAATGTTAAAAGTTGCGGGCGGCGGAGGCGGCGGCAGTGGCAGTGGTACTGTTACGCAGGTTAATACAGGCACCGGCCTTACTGGCGGACCTATCACGACGACCGGGACAATTTCGCTCGCCAATACTGCTGT